GAAAACTGATGCCAAGAACATGGATGAGTGCGAATTCATCATTCAGCGGCATCGTATGAGTCACTCGGATATGCGCAATCTTAAGAAGCGTCCATACTTCCGTGCAGACGCTATTGACTCCACTATTGAGATGGGCACAAACTATGTCCGTAAGTGGTGGGAGACCGACCTAGAAGATTACCGTAATACCTACGATGTCGACCGCTTTGAAATCTTTGAGTTTTGGGGCAACATTGACAGGACGGCAGCAGAAGAGGCTGGACTAGAAGTACCACCTGATTTGCGAGATGTAGACACATTGCAAGTCAACTGCTGGGCCTGTCACAATCAAGTGCTTCGCCTTGTAATCAATCCGTTTACGCCGAAGCGTATCCCGTACTTTGCAGCGCCATACGAGCTAAACCCATACAGTTTCTTCGGTGTTGGTCTTGCTGAGAACATGACGGACACACAACAGTTGATGAATGGCTTCATGCGCATGGCTGTTGATAATGCTGTTCTGTCCGGCAACCTTATCTTTGAGATTGACGAGACCAATCTGGTCCCGGGACAAGACCTTGAGTTGTATCCCGGTAAAGTATTCCGTCGCCAAGGCGGTGCTCCGGGACAGGCACTGTTTGGAACTAAGTACCCCAATGTCAGCACCGAGAACATGATGATGTTCGACAAGGCACGTCAGCTTGCTGATGATGCCACTGGCATTCCGTCATACTCGCATGGTCAGACAGGGGTGCAAGGAACTGGCCGTACTGCGGCTGGTATCTCCATGCTGATGGGTGCTGCTCAGCTTAGCGTCAAAGGCGTGGTTAAGAACATCGACGATTACCTGCTTCAGCCACTTGGTGAAGCGTTCTATGCTTTCAATATGCAGTTCGACTTTGACCCTGATGCGCGTGGCGACCTAGAGGTCAAAGCACGTGGCACAGAAAGCCTGATGAAGAACGAGGTACGCTCTCAGCGACTGCTCCAGCTTCTGAACATTGCCGGTAACCCGAACCTCGCTTCGTTTGTTAAGTTCCCCGTTGTTCTGCGCGAACTGGCGCAAGCGATGGACTTGGATGCAGAGAAGCTTATTAACGATGAGCGTGAGGCATTCCGTCAAGCTGAGATTATCCGTGCTGCCGGTGGCGGCGACCAACCACAACCACAGGCACCCGAAATGAGTCCTATGGATATGTCTGGCGGTGGAGGCGGTAACATAGGTGTAGGCGGGGCGGCTGTCCCAGGTGAACAGGGCTTTAGCGCCGCTCAGGAGCCTGCTGAGCAGCCTCAAGGTGATGCACAGGCTCAACTAGCCAGTATTCTTGGAGGGCTTCAGTGACCCCTGAAATCGCCAAGAAACTACTACCGCTTGTAAATGTTAAGCGCACAGGGGACTTGATGGAGCTATACGCTGATATGCGTATCGCGGAAGCGCACAAACTTATGGAGCAGTCTGATGACCTACGAGTCATCCAGATGGCGCAAGGAGCAATCAAAGAACTGCGCCGATTCAAGACGCTTCGTGATGAAGTTCAGGCTAGAGCAGAGTGATGCAAGAAAAAGAAAAAGTGGGGACTCCTACAGGGCGGGTAACTCAACATGGTAGACCAGAATACAAAACGTCTAGTGGAGAGCTAGTCTCAGAAAAGGCTGCAACTTTGCCGATAGCCGGCAAATTTATAAATGTACCAAGCATTCATAATGGGTACATGTATGATGATGATGAATTGATGGAAATGCTTAAAATGGGAACTATTAAACCCACTAGCATTCATGACAATCAGGAAGATGCAATCAAAGCTGCAAAAAAGCGTAGCAAAGAAACAGTGCTAATGGATGGCAAAGCCGAAGGGGGAATAATGATGGCACAACAAGGGCAGACGGTATTGCCGATGACACAGGCAACATCCGCCCCACAAGGCGGCGGACCAAAGGCGGCTAACCCCGCAGCTGTTAACCCATTGGTATCACCTCAACAGCAATCAGCGCGACCCGGTGAAGTAGACCCACGCGACGGTGCTGTCCAAGAGGTGGCACAGGAAATGCAGAAAAGGAACGCTCCTCCGCAACCTGCAATTCAACAAGTCGGGCAAGAGATGGTTATGCCTACTCCTCCTGCTCAACCACAGATTGGGGGTTTGGCTGCACCCGCACAACAAATGGCCCCACCCATGATGGCAAAAGGCGGCATGAAAGATGACGCACCTGAGGGTCTTGCTGTTATGATTGGCCTCGGTGCGCCAACCCCCTCCTATGAAGAAGCTGCTGAAGGCAATCCTCCGCCCGGCGCTACGAAAGAAGAAGTTGCCGACGACCAGCTTGTTCTGTTGAGCGAGGGCGAACTCGTTGTTCCGGCTAACGTGGTCCGCTACCACGGTCTTGGTACATACGAGGGTATGCGCCGTGAGGCTCTTATGGGCCTACAGGACATGGAGAGCAACGGTCAGATTGAATACGTAAGCGGCGGCGCAGAAAAGGCTGACCCCATTGACGATAACGGGGGACTTATAGAAGCCGCACGTGGAATGTTTTTTGGGGGCACTAATATTGCCAACGCAGGACGTGCTCCTGTACCTCCCCAACAAGGGAGTCTAATTGGCCCCATAGGGCAACGAGTTGGGACTATTGGTAGTGTTCCAGAAGCTGCATCTTCTAGATTTGTAACCACACTGGGACAACAACGCGGTATTGGTTCTCCGACTACTGATACTACTCCGCTGAATATACGAAATAATCTCCCTGCTGGCGCAAAGATTGACCCTAAAACAGGACTTATCATTTATCCGAGTCAGCCTACTCCAACAACACAGGAAGCTGGAATTACTTCTGTTGTTGCGCCTAACGTAGGTCAATATACGCAGTCTCAAGACCCTGACCCAACGCCGGACCCTGACCCAACTCCAGACCCAACACCGGCTCCTGCTCCTGCTCCAGCGCCTACACAGGATTCTGGAAGTGACGATAGGGATGATAACGCACCAAATATAACCGCATCCGCGGCACATGGTTATCAAAATGTGTCAACAAATTTAAAAGGACTGGCTAAAGGGATACTTGGACCCTTCGGTAATTTATTTGGTGAGGATGAAGGCACAAAGAAAAATGTATATGGACAAGTAGCTGTTGGCACCGGTGCTATCTATGGTGAAGCAAATGTACCTGGTGCGGATGGTGGAAAAGTAGCACAAGGTCATAATCCGATTACGGGGCAACGTATGCCTGTTTTCTCTGACCGTCCATCAGGAGAGTTCTTTGCTCAATCTGCAGGAAAAGCACTAGGGCTTAAGGGGTCAGAAGATTTCCGTCCTTTTAATGAGCCTCTAGATTACAACAATCCTTCACCTTTAGGGGCTATGGGAATTGCATCCACACTGGACAAAGCCATTTCCAATACTAAAGGCCGAGACATCACGCAGTTCCAAGGCGCTGCACAAGAAAGAATGACAGCAGAAGGGCAAACATACGCTCCTCAAGATATTACTGCTGAAATGCTTGGCTTTGATAAATCAAAAGCATCCTATACCTTAGCTGCAAATAACTCTGGCAAGATTGGTAACGAGACGGGTGATATTGTTGCTACTTCTACTTCTGTCGGTGTCCTTAATGATTCCAATCAAATTGAAACAGCACAAGGCACCGTGGTGCAGGTCACATTCGCTGACGGTAGCAAGGGAAGCCTTCTTGGTAGTGCGGCGGAAAATAAAACTGTTATTGAACGCTATAATGAGGAAAAAGGGTACAGAGAAAGTGGCGTAGGCTACTCAAGAGGGCAAGTTGACCCCAGCCTTGCTGATGCTGTAAATAGACAAAATCAGCAGACTGATGAAGCACTTAGTGGTGGCGGTAGAGGACCAATTGTAGGACAGCAGGTTGGTCCAGATGCCTTTGGAGTTACCCCTCGCAGAGTTGGCATTGTGGCCCCTCCATCAGACGATGACGACCGCCCATCAGGCCGTCAATACGGAGGCTTTGACAGCAAAACTGTTCAAGAAGAAACTCAGAAAACGCAGGAGTCTTACGAAGAGGCTGCGGGGATTAATCAACCGGCTCCTGAACCTGAGAAAGAATCTGATTCCGGCGGCGGCGGCGGTAAAGTCATCTGTACCGCTATGCACGAAATGGCTGGCTTCGGCTCTTATCGCAACAAACTTTGGCAGACCTACGCAAAGCAAGCGTATCGTAACGACAACGTTCAGCTGGGATATCACAAAGTATTTGCCAATATGGCAAAAACAATGTATAATAAGCCCACTTTAGCAAAAGTCCTAGGTTACTTTGCTCGTAACAGGACTGTCTATATCCGAAACAAAATGCGCAATAAACCTAATTCATTGGGTTCCATTATCCTGTGGAACACCGTTGAAGGCGGCTTGTATCTTCTTGGCGCAGCTATCGCAAGAGGTTGGATTAAGAAGAAGAAGCTGTAGTCCGGCTACCCATCACCCCGAAAGGCTACTGGTGGCCCCATTAAGGAGTACATTATGGCTGAAGCAATGGCTGTAAAACAAGATATTAAGACAACCCCGATTAAGTACAAGAAAGACCGCTCTAATGAAGAAGCAGAACTGCAACAGCTGGAAGAAGAGCGGCGTTCACTTCTGCAGGAGCAGAAAGCAGAAGAAGAGGATAAGGTAGAGACCGAGAGTCTTGCCCCAGAAGAAAAGACATTTAAGAAAAGGTATGGAGACCTCCGTCGTCACTCACAGCAAAAGGAAGAGCAACTTAAAGAGCAGATTCGCGCTCTTGAAACCCAGCTGTCGACGGCAACTAAAGAAGCTATTCAACTACCCAAGTCTGATGAAGAGATTAGCGAGTGGTCGGAGAAGTATCCTGATGTAGCTAAAATCGTAGAAAGTATCGCTACAAAGAAGGCACAAGAGCTTGATTCTACTATAGAAAAACGTCTTGAGCTTATCGCAGAGCGGGAGGCTGATGCTAACCGCAAACGCGCAGAAGCAGAACTTCTGCAACTTCACCCAGACTTTGATGACATTCGTAATGATGAGGAATTCCACGGTTGGGTACAGGAACAGCCTACATGGGTTCAACAGGCACTATATGAAAATGAAAATGACGCTCGCTCTGCTGCTCGCGCAATTGACCTCTATAAGGTTGACCGTAACATTGCAAATAAGAAAGAGAGTGTGCAGAAAGCTGATAAAGCTGCGGCGCAAGCTGTTTCGTCTCGTGGTCAAAGCACAGTCGCTGATACCAAAGAAGCGCAGAGCAATCAATGGCGAGAGTCAGACGTAGCTAAAATGCGTCCCCAAGAATTTGCCAAGAATGAAGAAGCAATCATGCAAGCTATTCAGTCTGGTAACTTTATTTACGATGTTTCTCGCGGTGGGCAGTAAATTACTGTTTACAAACCGTTGAAAATGTGGTAAAAAATATATTAACTATAACTGCGGCCCCTATTCGGCAACCCGCGCACGTGCCCTACACATAAAATTCAGGCACTTTTTCGTTTAAAATTGTAGCCCCGAGTGTAGCGGGGCATACGATTTTCTCCCTCTCTAAACCACCCAGGTGACGTTTAGCCCTGCTTTCAGCAGTTACCTAGACTAGCTGGCCTTTACAGTGTTCAGAAAATCGGTGTTTCAAGCCTCATCTAGGAGTTTAAGATGGCTTTTAAAACTGCCGCTGGATACGGTAATCTACCGAACGGAAATTTCTCCCCGGTAATTTACTCCCAAAAAGTCCAGCAAGCTTTCCGTAAAACTTCTGTCGCTGAGTCAATCACGAATTCCGATTACTTCGGTGAAATCGCGAACTTTGGTGATACCGTTCGTATCATCAAAGAACCCGAGATTACCGTTAAGGAATACGCGCGTGGTGTCCAAATCACTCCGCAAGACCTCGACGACGAAGACTTTAGCCTTGTTGTAGACAAGGCAAACTACTTTGCTTTCAAAGTAGATGACATCGAAGAAGCTCACAGTCACGTTAACTTTGAGTCTCTGGCATCTGACCGCGCAGGTTATCGCCTTCGCGACCAGCATGACCAAGAGGTTCTTGGTTACCTGTCGGGTTTCAAGCAATCTGCGCTTAGCACTGCAGCTGGCACCGCAAACGACGTAGTCAGCGGTTCCAAAGCAGTGGCGACTGCTGGTTCGGACGAACTCCTGACCAGCATGAAGCTTCGCAAGGATAGCTTCGGTAACATCACCACCTCTTCGGCCGGTGACCACTCGATTCCTCTGGCAGCACGTCTGCCTGGTGCAACTGCCCTGCCTACGGCAACTGCTTCGCCTCTGATGGTGATTGCTCGTATGGCACGTAAGCTGGACCAGCAGTTTGTTGACACCGAGGGCCGTTGGCTCATCGTTGACCCAGTATTCATCGAACTTCTGAAGGATGAAGACTCACGTCTTCTGAACGCAGACTTCGGTGGCTCGGGCATCCAAGGCGGTCTCGCTGTTACTCAGCTACACGGCTTCGACGTGTATGTTTCCAACAACCTGCCATCAGTTGGTACTGGTCCCGCAACTACCGGTTCGGCTAACCAGAACTCCAACTTCGGCGTAATTGTTGCTGGTCACTCATCTGCGGTTGCTTCGGCATCGCAAATTACGAAGACTGAGTCCTACCGTGACCCAGATTCGTTTGCGGACATCGTTCGCGGTATGCACCTGTACGGCCGTAAGATTCTTCGCCCTGAAGCAATCGTTACTGCTAAGTACAACGCTGCTTAAGGGAGGTTATCAATGGCTACTTTTGATATGACCGCCAGCTCGACTGCTGGTGTAAACTCAGACTCCATTGCCGTACTTCCGGCAAGCCGCGATGGCATGGACATGCGCATGGTTGAGGCAATTTTAGACATCAGTAAAATTACTGACTATAGCTGCACCAACGGCGACATCTTCCAACTGCTTGAAATCCCTGCAAACACCTTCGTGCTGTTTGCTGGTGCAGAGGTTCTGACTGCCTTTGATGGCACGTCTCCGACTGTCGATATCGACTTTGCGGCTGGCGATGATATCATTGATGGTGGTGACGTATCCTCCGCCGGTTTCCTTGCAGAAGGTACTAATGGTCAGGCCAACGATGTTGTGACAGGTGCCGCATCGACCTTCACTCAGTTCGTAACGACTACCGATACGATTGACGTGAAGCTGATTGCATCATCTGCTGACGTTACCACTGGTAAGCTCCGTGTATACGCTTGCGTCGTAGACGTAAACGGTGCTCAGGAACTTGCCGCTGAAGTGGCTCGCGACAACGCGTAACTAACAGAATAGGGACCGGCTGTGTTAGTCGGTCCCTAAACTTAGGGTTCTCATGGCGTATAATTATCTGGACATTACGAACGAAGTTCTCGCTAGATTCAATGAAGTGGCCCTGACTTCATCGAACTTTACTGCTTCACGTGGATTTCAGACGCAATGCAAGAACGCTGTAAATGATTCAATTAACTATATTTACCAACGTGAGTTTGGGTGGGCATTTAGCCATTCAGAACAGAGCCAAACATTAGTCGCTGGGCAGACACGTTACACTGTTGACAGTGGTCTGTACCATGTTGATTACGCTACCTTCCGCATAGAAAAAAGCGATGCGCTAGCTGTCTCTGGGGTTAGTCTATTGAAATTAGACTATAATGAATACGTAGATAAATATATCGACCAAGAAAGCACGTCTAATGTTGGAGGGGTTCCTGAATATGTATTCAGGACGCCAGATAACAATTACGGGCTTTTTCCTTATCCTGACAAAGCGTACACACTTAAATATGATGCCTTTAGTAAGCCTACGGCGTTAAGTGCAACCACTGATGCACCTGCAATACCTGAGCAATTTAGGCAGGTTATAGTAGATGGCGCAACTGCTTACGGCTATCAATATCGTGGAGAGGCGCAACAGTACGGCATTAACTTCAGCCGATTCGAGAATGGTATTAAGCATATGCAAAGCCTCCTTCTGAATCGTAACTTTAATTACATTAGGTCCACATTCATCCCACGTTCACAGAGGTATGGCACTGTAGCAGTAACCGCAAGGGTTTAACACATGGCTGATGAAGCACAACTTAGTCCCTTTGTGTTTGCTTGCGAAGGTGGTCTGGTTCTTGACCAGCCTACATTTAAAATGCAACCGGGCATGGCTCTTGAACTAGAAAACTTTGAGCCAGACGTCAGCGGTGGTTACAGACGTATCAACGGTTTTACAAAATGGAACACCAACATTGTTCCTCAAACATCTTCCGCTACTGAAAAAGTACTTATGTCTGCATATTTTGCAGGTAACACAAAAGTTATTGCAGCCCGTGGCACAAAAGTTTTTGAAGGGGCTAGTGGCAGTGGTTCATGGACAGAGATTGACACAGGTCGTACTAGCGCAGGTAAATACACTCATCATCGTTACAATTTAGCTGGAACTGAGCATATTGTATGGGCAGATGGTGCTAATCATGCGACGAAGTACGATGGCACAACGGTAACCGACTTAAACGCTACAGGCGCACCCGCTAACCCAAAATTCGTAACTGGCTTCAAAGATGCGTTGTTTTTTGCGGGGCACAGCGCAAATCCAGAAGAAATTATATTTACCGCACCATTTACGGATAATGACTTTAGTACAGCTAATGGTGCAGGAAGTTTACGAATTGACAGTAAAGTAACAGCACTGTTTCCATTTCGTAATGAACTGATTATCTTTGGCGAAGAACGTATTTACAAATTAACAGGCAATACACTTGCAGACTTCGTACTACAACCAATTACTAGAGATATCGGATGTCTTAACGGTTTTACTGTCCAAGAACTTGCTGGGGACATCTTATTCCTTGGGCGAGATGGTCTTCGCACCGTTGCAGGTACCGAAAGAATTAATGATGTTGAATTGGGAACTATATCAAGCAATGTCAAAGAGTTGTTTACCGATACTGACATAGATGAATTTGAAAGTGTAGTTGTTCCAGATAAAACGCAATATAGATTATTTAAAACTGGTGCTCTTATTGAAGCAAATACGACAGGTGTTATAGCAGTCCGTAAGCAACAAGGTTATGAATTCGGCACTCTAAAAGGGATTAAACCTTCCTGCACGGACTCATTCACATCGCAGGGAGAAACTTTTGTACTCCACGGTTCTGCTGATGGATTTGTGTACAGGCAAGAACAGGGCAACCAGTTCGATGGCACGGATATCATAGGTCGCTATCGTTCACCTGACATGACAATGGGTGATGCAGGTATCCGTAAAAACTTTCAGCGGGTGATTATCAACTATTCACCAACAGGTGCACTGAATTCTGACTTGTTTTTACGGTACGATTATGAGTCGCCTGATGCCGCAAGACCAGAGGCATATCCATTTGACAGTTCGACAGTCGTGGCATTGTACGGAACATCTGTATACGGCACAGCAACATACGGTGGTCAATCTAATCCATTGACTAGACAGCCTGTAGAGGGCAGTGGATTTGCTGTAGCGATGCGTGTGGTGGATAACGCAACCTCTTCCCCGTATACACTCAAAGGTTTTCAGTTAGAATTTGATGCAGGAGCAAGACGCTAATGGCAGGTTACACTAGACAGTCATCCTACACAGACGGCGATGTTATTAATGCTGCCGACAGTAACAATGAATTTAATCAGATACTGGCAGCATTTGTAAATACGTCTGGGCACAAGCATGATGGCACAGCCGCTGAAGGTCCGGTCATTGGCTTGATTGGTGACCCCGGCGTAGCAACGCCACTAAACAAAGTCGTAGTGGACGACACAAACAATCGTGTAGGCTTGTTCCTTGATGCAGGTGGCGCAGGTTCATCTGTAGAGCAAATCAGATTCCAAGATGGTGTTATCGTTCCGGTTACGGACAACGACATTGATTTAGGAACAAGTTCCCTTGAATTTAAGAACGCATTCTTTGATGGCACTGTAACGACAGATGCTATCGTAGTTGCAGGTACGATTGGTCACGACGACGATACTGACCTGCTTACACTAGCTAATGGCATTGTAACTGTAGCTGGCGAGATTAGCACAACGACACTAGACATCGGTGGCACTAATGTTACAGCTACTGCCGCTGAACTTAATATCCTAGATGGTGTAACTTCTACGGCTGCAGAGTTAAATATCCTAGATGGTGTTACATCAACAACAGCAGAACTAAACATTCTTGACGGTGTAACCTCTACAACAGCAGAACTAAACATTTTGGATGGCGTTACATCCACCGCTACAGAACTAAACATTCTTGACGGGGTTACTGCCACTACCGCTGAATTAAACATCATGGATGGTGTAACAGCCACCACCGCCGAACTCAACATTATGGATGGTGTAACGGCTACTACTGCTGAACTTAATATCATGGACGGTGTTACGTCCACTGCAGCAGAACTAAACATCATGGATGGTGTTACTGCTACAACAGCAGAAATAAACATCCTTGACGGAGATACATCAGCCACGTCCACGACACTTGCAGATGCAGACCGTGTTATCGTCAACGACGGTGGCACGATGAAGCAGGTTGCACTGACTGATTTTGAGACATACTTTGAAAGTGTCATTGATACGCTCGACACGTCTGTGTTTACAAGTCAGACAGCAGAGACAAGTATTGCATCAGACGACCTTGTGCTTATCTTTGACGCGAGTGCATCTGCATTCCGTAAGATGACCCGTGCAAACTTTACTGCGGGTCTTGCTACATCCAGTGCTTTGCTAGAATTAGCCGACGATACTAGCCCTCAACTTGGTGCTAATCTCGACACAAACAGTCACAACATTCTGATTGATGATGCACACTTTATTGCCGACGAGAGTGGCAACGAACAGATTATATTCCAGACTACAAGTTCTGCAGTCAATCAGTTTGATATCACAAACGCTGCATCTGGCAGTGGACCTACTCTGTCATCTACAGGTGACGACACTAATGTTGACCTCAACCTTGTACCGAAAGGCTCTGGTGTTGTACAGATTGATGGTAGCAATGGTGTTGCCATTCAAAGTGGCTCTATCTCAATCAAGAATAGTGGCGCACAATCTTATGTAGATTTCTACTGCGAGTCTAGTAACGCACACTATGCAAGGCTTCAAGCTCCTGCCCACTCTGCTTTCTCTGGTAATATCACACTTACAATGCCAGCTACGACAGACACGCTCGTAGGTCGCACAACCACAGACACACTTACCAACAAGACACTTACCTCACCAACCATCTCTGCCCCGGCTGTCACAGGCACGGCTACGTTCGGTGGGGCATCGGGTGTCAGCATCTCGCAGGGTGCTATTTCAATCAAGAATGGCGGCACACAGTCTTACGTAGACTTTTACTGTGAGTCGTCTAATGCCCACTACGCACGACTGCAAGCACCTGCACACGCATCGTTTAGTGGCAACATTACGCTGACGCTGCCAGCTACTACCGACACACTTGCCGGTATTGCAGCCACTCAAACTCTGACTAACAAAACACTGACCAGCCCAACAATCAATGGCGGGTCACTGTCTAGCGCCGTCACTGCCACAACGCAGTCTGCTGGCACTAATGATACGACTATTGCCACGACTGCTTTTGCACAGACAGCAGCTAGTAACGAGGCGGTAGCATTGGCCATTGCGCTTGGCTAAGGAGGAATAAATGGCAAATGCATTTAAACTCGTCACGGACACTGGTGTGGGCACATCTGCTGCCACTATTCACACTGGTGCGAGTTCGACAGAAACCACCATCATCGGTCTCACTGTTGCCAACATCGTAACTTCGCAGATTGAAGTCGATGTGCAGATTGAGAACAATGATGGCGACAACATCTATCTGATTAAGGCTGCACCCGTTCCGGTGGGTAGTAGCCTTGTTGTCGTGGGCGGTGAACAGAAGGTCGTACTCAACGCAAGTGACGTTTTGAAGGTTACGAGCAACACGGCAAGTTCTGCTGACGTGGCTCTGTCCATCTTGGAGATTTCGTAATGGCATACATCGGTGCAGGAGTATCAC